TCATGCTCATGCGACCTTCACTTAATCCATCAGCAGTTTCTTTGTCCATTTTTACAGGATACTTTTTGCCATTAAATGTAAAGTGACTCTTGCCTGCCTTTTTGGCTGCGGCTGCTGCACTATTAAAAGCATTGTCTTCATTTGGCTCTTCTGCCATTTTTGCTTCAAGTGCTTGTTTGGCAATGCGTAGTTCTTGGAACTGTCGGTTGCTAAATGCACTTGCACCTTCACGGCTTTCCATTACTTGTAATGTTTCACTTACATTTTTGTGTAGTTTTTTTGCTTTTGATTCTGTTAGCCCGTCAACATCAATAGCATAACCGAAGATTTTGTTAGCAACTTGTGCAATCTTCTTGCTGCTAGGTGCAGGCACCAATTCATTAAGATCCATGATAGATTCCTTTTGTGTCTATTGTTATATTTATGTAAGATTTATTGAAAGTAGATTGGAATGAAGTTGTGATTTTGTATATTCTAAACGTGCAATATCTTCACTGAGTCTACAACTGAGAATGTTTTTACGCACTCTATTGGCATAACGCATGCTGTGTCTGTAGTGTACACAGTCCTCACTGAGTTTACTGATGCGATTGTCTAAATCCAGTATTTGCTTTGCTGTGATGTTGTCTTTGTTGATGCAACTGATGGCATATCCAACTGCACTTTTTTTATAATTAAACTGTTTGCCATTGTAACACCACACACCTTCGTACTGATGTATTACAGTGCCATTGATGGTTATGCTGGTGGGTGTGTTGTTGTACAGTTTTACTTTGACATCAGTTGTGTCTACTGTGCGATTGAATTGTCTACTGAGATTGTTTACCAGATCGGATTTTGTAAAATAAGTCACCATCAATCTTTTTCCTCAAGATAATTGATTTGTTTACTAAACTGTTTGCTAGACTTTGCTCATATTCGGTGAGATCACGTTTGCGTACATTGCCTTCTGCTCCGATGCGCTGGAACATGTTGTGTTCATCGTTGTTTACATACACAGGAATACCTGGAAATGCTTCATGTGCTCTCATTAACTTAGTTCTACTGTTGATCCAGGCTTGAGTGCATCTTTTGGATCTTTTGCTCCTGGCACACTGCCTTTGGGTTTGATCTTTGATTTTTGAGTTGTTGGATCAATTTCAACATCCACTTTGTCTAGATCAATTTCTACACCATCGCCTGCTTCGATCTTGTTGCCCATGCGTTTTGTTATTTGTAATTCTTGTTCACTGCCAGTTTTTGCAAGTGCCCGATTCAGCATGCCAATGTTGCGCTCTGCACTAGGTGCAATGTCTGCATCTTTTGACAATGCTGTTTGTTCTTTGTCAATCAAACTTTTTATAACATCAGCATCGCCTTTGCCCATTTGTGCGGCACGAACTGCACTGCGCACTTCATCATCTGCTGCTTTGCGTTCTTTGCTAAACACTTTGCCCAACTGTGCAATTGTAGCATCCATTGCTTTATTTTCTACAAATTCTCTAAGTCTCATCGGTTTAATGCCTTTACTCTGCGACTTGCAGGATTGACTCTTTTGGTACGCTTTGCTTTACGAGCCATTCGTGCACCAAGTCTTGCCTTTGTCATTTTAAGTTTAATACGTTTTTTAATATCTGGTGCAGCAAAACACTGTGCTGGTGTTGACACAACACGACCTTTGCGTCTACCAGAAGTACAACGATATTTACGCACAACTTTATTGCCGCGCTTGGCCCATGCCATGCCTTCATTGAGGCCCAATACTTCTGGAATAATATCACCTATTAACATATTACTATTTATAGAAATTACTACTGTAACAAAACAAACACAGTGCTGCTGAGTGCTATTGCTAGTGCGCCTATAATGGCTGTTGCCCAACCCAAGAGCTGGCGATTGCGAAACTGGTCATTTTTTATGACTGCAGTTCGTATCTCAGCAATGTCATCATCTTGCTTGGCCATGTGGTCTATTATACGATCAAGTTTGTTATGCAATTGGTTATACCTTTCTCCGCACAATTCAACATGTGCTTCAAGGCTCTCTTTTTCAATTTCAGTTGTTGACATCAGTCCACCCTATTGGTTCGTATAGTCGACGCTGGAGTGTTTATGTATGTGCCTGTAGTATTGCCTAGTGTGTGCCTTGTAGCATCACATATATTTATTCTGCAGTGGCACGAAATATAAGAGTATTTTTATTTTCACCTTGTGTTGCAAACACACTGGGTTCCATTATACAATTTTCGTCCAATCCACTAATTGCAGGTGTGTTGTGTAATGCATTTATCAACATACATGCATCTTTGCCCAGCACACCTTCAGTCTCTACTGCAAACTGCCACAACCAAATGTTGTGATCAATGTTGAAAACTTCTTCTATCACACGATGCTTTATACCAAAATCTGTGCCACTTTTGCGGTGTATTCCATCTAACTTTACACCAAATGGTTCAGTTACAGGTATTGCTTGTGTAAACAGTCCAATGGTTTGCATAAATGTGTCATAATTGCGCTGTTGATTACGTTGTTTGTTATTTTTTCTATATTCATTGGTATGGGTAATATCAACCAATGTTAGTACAACATAAAATTCGTTAAGTTCCATGCAACGGATCCTCGTCTCTTAGATGCAGTCCTAATTTAATCAATTCACTTTGGTTTTTGCACTCTATACAGTCTACACTATTATAAGACATAAACTTCAAACACTGCAACCTATTTGTACCCATGTACACACCCCATATCATGCCATCTTCGTTTACCACAGGAGGATTTATGTGTGCCCACATAGGTTGATGCCCTTTGCGACTGTGAAAACTTGTATTCCACCAATCCAGTGTACACTTGTAATACAACACTGGATACCATAGACCATGATCCATTATTCTAGGCAAGTCACGCCAGTACCATCTGTTATCTGCATGCCATCCCATGGGTGATAACTTTGCCAAGTCCACCACATGTATTCCAGGATAGTCTTGCCATAGGCTATTACAGTGTTTCATTATGTGTGTATTTAACTCATAAAAAAAGCGGTGCTAAAAAACACCGCTTTTTGTTTAGTGGTAAAGTGAATTAGACGATTGCGTCTGTCTTCGCTTGTGTTGGTCCACCCTGCTCAACTGTTGCTGAACTAAGGTTGATACTGTCTACTGTACCAAGTGCTCTAACCGCTGCTTGTAGCACTGTTGATGTTGCAAAGTTGCCTACGCCTGTGTCTGTTGTAAGACCTTCAATGCCAATGATCTGTGCAGTGTTTGAATCAAATAGTGGTCCAAGGTATACGATTGTACCAAATGTGCCTAATAGTGAATAGACTGCTGCAAGTGTGCTTGCAGGGCCTGTTTTTGCATTTACTGCTGCTAGATAATCAACTTCAATGAAGGTGATATTTTCTGTTGATCCGCCCATGTTAACTGGGAAAGTAGGTGTTGCTACTGGATGTACTCGTGTAAGTTCTGCCATTTTCTTAATCTTTCTTTAAAATATTATACTAGCTCAAGGCCAGGATTTGTTACGTCACTGCTGCTGCAATCGAGACTGTTACTGCCAGCCGCTGTTAGTGTGCGGATTGCAGTTTGTAGTGTTGTGGCTGTGTATGCACCAGCCGGATAAATTGCAACACTGATTTGACCAGTTGTGTCGCCTTCGACTTGATACATTTCAATGTTCGCACCACTACTTGTGATTTTTTCGAAGATTGCTTCTACGCCTTCTTCTGGGTCTAGCTCATTGCGTAGATCTTCTACGTTTCCTGATACATCTTTAACAATAATCTTAAAGAAGCTCATTTGTGGTCCGTTTAGAATCACTGTCTCATCTGCTGAGATTGCACCAGAACCTGCTGCGCCTCTGCCTTGATGGACAACGCCAAATGCGCTACCATGGGTACGGGTAATTTCCGCCATTTTGGTTACTCCTAATTGTGTTGATTGCTTTGCATCAACTTGCAATTATTTATGACAGATTAGAAGAATTTTCGTCCAATTGCATAGCCTGCACCAAATGCAGCAGCGGCTTTTGCCACAGTCTTGACTGCGCCTTTTGCAATGCTGTCGCGTTTTGGACCACCACTTACCAGTCCTTGCGATACTGTTGTTGCAGCATAAGGACGGAACATATCACTGCGAAATTTATTGTCTTGTCTGTTGGTGTTGATCATACGTTGTGCCACTGCTTTACGCTCTTGATTTGTAGCACTGCCATAATCTTGTGCCACCCGCCTTGCATTTTTAAGCAGACTGTTGCGTATTTGTAAGTTGCGTTGCATGCTCATAAACAACTGCCTGTCTTGTGCTTTATTGAGTTTGCCTGCAGCAACATCACGCAAATAACGTTTAAACTTTAACTCATCCAAACTCACATTGCCTGTGCTTGTTAGTTTATCGCTGTACTTGTTTTGATTGGCAAGTATACTAGCAAGGTTGTGCAGATCTGTAGCGCCTGTGCGCACCTGTGTAAAAGTTTGATTCTGTAGTGTCTTTTTTGCATATGCTGCTGCAGCCTCAGGATTTTCATATCGCATCTGTTGCAACATCAACATGTGTTCAAAAAAAGTGTTGGCAATGTCATACTCACTGTAACCTGTGGCATCTGCTGGATTACGCAAGTATCTTGCTTCGTAGAGTTCTTCTCTTATAAACTCAAATGCCATCTACCATTCCTTCTTAATAACAAAGTTGTTGCGGTTAAACTCAAGTCTATCGTTAAACTTAACTGCGCCGCCGCTTTTGCCCACAGCAACGTATCCTTCTGGATTTGTTACTTCGTACCCTTTGTCGGTTCTTACAAAAGTATTCATACCTTCTACTGTATTTAACTTTTTAATCAACATCAGTTTAAGATTGTTGATTTGCTTGTAGACTGTTAACACACTAAACAGTACATCTTTGTTTTCAATAAAACTATTTTCTAAGTCTGCTATTTTTTGTAACCTGTTTTGTGCTGCAGGACTGTCAGGGCCGCCTTTGAGTTTTGAAATCTCACTTTGCATTTTGCCTTGGAAGAATTGTTGGAAACCTTTAATGAATGTATTACTATCGCCTACACTGCGTTCTTGTCTAACTAGATTATTAATGTATGGTTGCACAAACTTTTTGAAGTCTGGTTGTTGTGTAACCGCATCAAACTTGTCCGAATCCGTACTGTCAAGTGTGTTTTTTATTTGTTTTATACCGCGGCTGATGATATTATTTTGCTTGTCACTGAGTGTGGCACTGCCAGTCAAATCTTTGTAAAAAGCATCATCTACCCACACACTGCTGGTTTTGTTGTAGCCACTGACATCAACTCCAAAACTTGCACTTGCATCTGCTATGCTATCGCCTTCATATGCTGTGTGAAACACAATGCCCATGTTTGCAGCACTGATGCGCTTTGCCATTTCTGTGCCTGTGCGCACTGCATATGTGATGGTGTTTGGGCGGAATGTCAAATACTCATCACCATCAATTTTTTCTTCTTTGACACTGTCTTTGGTAAACATCATGTCACCTTGCACAATACCTTTGATGCCAAGTTTACTCAACTCATCCAAACACAGGTGCAGTTTGTCCTTGACTGGACTGTCACCATACACATCATCAATTTCTTCGTGTGTGCGTCCTAGTTTGGGTGTTTTGCCAAACACACTTTTTGTACCTACAAAAAATTTGCCGGATTCAGGATCTGTGCCACAAACTATAGCAGGTGCACCATCCCATTTGACAGTGACCTGCTGGCTACGGTCCCCACCTTGAGCCAGCATGCCACGCACACCTTCGAGGTATGCCAGTGCTTCACCAGCACCTGTGTGACCATCATCCAACACCAGATCCTCAAGATGTGTCATATGCACATTCTTGCCTTGTTTGCTTTCTATCAGCATCCAATCTCTTGGTGTGGTTATTTCTGTTATAAACACTATGCTGCCTGCAGTGCTGCTAGTACGGCTGCTTTTAACTTAGGATCTGCTGTAATAGTAGCCACTAGTGGTTTTACTTTTGTACTTGGTTGTGCTGCTGCTTTAGGTGCTGATTTGTCAATGCTCTTAATTGCTTTTTGATCAACAGCAAATACTGCATTACCAATTTTCAATTGAATCTGAGCATCGCCATCAGCATCTTTTGTGTCTAGCATAGCATTTACCACAGCCTGTTTGTTGTCACCTTTGGCATTTGTATAAGTGACTGTGTCACCTACCTGTGCAGTGCCTTTTGCTACTGCTGGCTTTGCACCTGGATCTGCATCAGCGGTTTTTTCATCTTCAGGTTTTTTATCTTTGCTTCCTGCAGTTGGTGCATCTAAACCAGAAGTTTTAAATGCTGCATTAATAACTGCTTCATCGATGCCCAAATCTAATAACACTTGTAGCACTCCCACACTGTCTGTTGGTTTACCTGCTTTTTCCCAAGCAGCCATCATTTTTTTGGCAGTGTACTTTTGAGTAAACTCTGTGCCAATCTCTGCGCCTTTTTCCACTGCTTTGCTCATTGCAGCACCAATTGCACCTTTTATGGCATCAAATGGGCCTTCGTCAAGTCTTTTGCTGTAGGCAAAATCTACAGCAAAAACAATATTTCTGACTTGACTTTCTGTCAAAGGCCAAGCATAATCACCTGTTGCTGATTCGCCCATTGCTCTAGAAATTGCTTTGTCAATAAGTTTCAATGATTGATTTCCCATGCCCGGTTCCATCATTTTTGTAAATGTCTTTGGATCTATCACTGTTTCTATACCATTGTCAACTAAATCTTGTAATGCCTGACGTTGCTGGCTGGCTACCTTCGTAGCAAATTCTTTAACTGCAGAGGATAGTTCTGGGCCAGTTAATCCTTTTTCTATTTGTGCTTTTGCATAAGTTTCTACAGCAGTTCCAAAAGTCTTGCCCATTGCATTACCATCAGTAGCACCAGTCGCCGCGGCATCATAAACAATCTCAAGGAAGTTGTCGCCTTTTCCAATAGAACTTGGATTAGCCAATTTGGCTAGTGCTTGATCATAATCATATTTGATAGTGTATCCACTTGCATTAATACTGGTACCAACCTCTCCCTTTAACAGATCTGCTTTTAAATCGGGTGCTGCTGCATCTCCGCCGCCTTTGATTAAGTCACCCAGTTTACTTGCACCATATGCCATGGCGCCGGTCTTACCAGCACTGTATATTGCACTGCGAATGTCCTTGCCTTGGACCATTTGATCAACAAGTTTGAATAATGCCAGTGCGGCTGCACCTCCTGCACCTGCGCCAGTTATGCCTGCTGCAGCAATCAATGTGGTGTACAGTGCACCTTGTATGATAGGATGCTTTTCTGCAAAATCTCTATACTTTTGTACAGACTTCATGACTGCGCCGTCATCGCCGCCTAATTTGTCTTTTAATTCTGCTGCGGCTTTATCATATTTGGCTGCAAACTGTTCCAATGGTCCACTGTTGTATATTTTACTCTTTAGATCTTTATAGGCGTTGTTTACTGCCACTGCAGTGTCTTTGGCTTTGCCTATGCCTGTTCTGTTTACACCTGCATCATTGGCTGCACTTTGTAGATTTGTAAACAACTGTGTGACTTGATCTCCAGTTAATTCTGCTTCTTTGATTGCGCGTCCGGCATTTTCCCACAATAGAGCAGATTGTTTGTTACTGGTATCTAAACTTTCATACAGTTTTGTATAACGTATACTAGGATATGCTTCTGTTATTTTCATGCTGCTAACGCTTTCTTTAGTTCTTCTTTTTCAGCAGGTGTAAGTGCATCCAACTGTTTTTGTACATCTACAGGAATTGCTGCACCCGGTGCTTGTGCTGCTGGTTCTGCAGATGCACCAGCAGATGCTGCTTTGTCTATGCTTTGCACTGCTTTTTTATCAACTGCAAATACTGCATTGCCAATTTTCAGTTGAATTTGTTCGTCACCTTGTGCATCTTTTGTTGTCAGCAATTGGTTCACCACGGCTTGTTTGTTGTCACCTTTGGCATTGGTGTATGTAACAGTGTCACCCACTTTAGGATCAACTGCTGGGCCATCACCACTTGCTACACCACTTGCTGTTGGTTCATTGGGTTTGGGCTGTGCGCCTGCTTCAGCGTCAGCAGTTGTGCCTGCACCTTTTTCGCCTCTGTTGACAGTTTTAAAAATTGTTTCTTGATACTTGGCTTTGATTGCACCTGAGATATAATCATCCAGTGCTTTGGCATCATCTGGATTGCCAGCAAATGCTGGTTCATTATTTTTTGGATCTTGAAAGTCTACAACCTTATTTACTGTGTCTGTGATTAATGCTGGTGCATCTTTGGCATATGCTTGCGGATCGCGAGTTTTCAGTTGTGCCATTGCTTTTGTAACATCACCTTTAACACCTTTGAGTACTGCAGGAAGTTGTTTTAGTTTTTGTTCATACTCTTGGTTGAGTTTTTGAGTTGCAGCATCAACTGGATCTGCTTCTAAAATTATCTGTGAAACTTTCATTTACTTTCGCCTAACTTAGCAACGCCACGTTTGAATTTTTTGGTGTCGCGTCCTCGGATGCTGTTGATCAAACGTCTTTCGAGATCGCCAGCAACCTCCTCATTATGGTGTTCATAAAATTCATCAATCAAGTTAATAGCACTTTCAATGATTTGACTACCGCGCGACTCAAACACATGCTGTCTATCACGTTCATGAATCATGCTGTTGAGTTCTGTTAATATGCTGCGAGTTTGTCTTTTCATTGCCTAACACCGAATTTATGTTATTTATCGTTAAATACAGTATACTTGGAGGAGTAGGAAATGTCAATACAAGATAATCCTGGCGGCCATTTTGCTGAATTGGCTCGCATTGCATACATGACACAAAAAGAAAGCAAGCCCATTGCCGAAAAGATGGGCTACACAAAAACAAAACTCATAGATCACAAGGGTGCAGAGTGTTTATTTTTAGAAAATGATCACACAATTGTGTTGGCATTTCGTGGCACAGAGCCCAAAGAGTTCAGTGATATCAAAGCAGATCTTAAGGCATGGAAGCGCAAAAGTGAAACTTGGGGCATGGTGCATGCAGGTTTTTACGAATATCTTGAACGTATTTGGGAAAGTGTGCTGAATCACATCAACTATGGCGACAGAGAAACAAAAAGCCTTTACATCTGTGGACACAGCCTGGGTGGTGCAATGGCAACACTAGCAGCCAGTAGACTGCAAGATCGTGTTGTGGCATGCTACACATATGGTTCACCACGTGCTGGTGGTCGTATTTGGAACAGCAAATGTACCTTTGAACATCACAGATATGTGAACAACAATGATGTTGTGCCACGTGTTCCGTTCTGGATCATGGGTTTTAGGCACTATGGCGAATTACACTACATCAATCATTATGGTAATATTCGCAAACTCACACCATGGCAGAAGTGCAAAGATCAATGGCGCGGACGATGGAGAGCATGGCAAAAACGCGAGTTCTTTGATGGTGCTAGAGATCACAGCATGGATTTGTACAGCAAAAAAATCAATAAAAATTGACCAAAAAACTTGTTTGCCCGATTTTGCCAAACTAAATAAAAAGTCACGTCAGTGACACCAGGCACAAATAAAACATACTATAGGCATTTAGGCAAACAAGAGGCAGCATGAAGTTACCAAACGATGCAGAGGCACAACTAAATCGATTACTAGGCGCATTTATAAGGCAAATACCAGAGGCACCAGAATATCGAAATAGACTAGTAGAAGAATGTGAGATTATTCTCCGACTTCGCTTTGTCGATTACTTCCTAACAATTTGCAATGTACTGACGCTAACCGCGGACATTCCCCATATGACCAGAGGTTCAGCAGGGTCAAGTCTTGTGTGTTACCTATTAGGTATCACTGATGTAGATCCCATAAGATGGCAAATACCGGTTGCACGTTTCCTAAATCCTTTGAGGGATGACTTGCCAGATGTGGACATAGACTTTCCGCATTGGCAACAGGATACTGTGATGCAAAGAGTATTTGCGAAATGGCCTGGTCGCAGTGCAAGAATCAGTAACTATGTGCTATACAAGGAGCGCAGTGCTCGCAGAGAAGCAGCACGCCGTCTTGGCGCATCTGGCAAACTCCCTCGCAATTTTAAGTATGAAGATTATGACATCGATAAGGAAGAGGCAATGAGACTCGAAAAGAAACTATTAGGCAAAAAAAGATCAATAAGCAAACACTGTGGTGGCATTGTGATATTAAAGCACAAACTACCAAAAAGTCTAATCAACCAAGACAATCAGTTGATGCTGGACAAAAGAGAAGTAGAAGATTTAGAACACTTAAAAATAGACATATTGGCCAACAGAGGACTATCACAACTGTTGGAAATAGACAGCGACACACCACTGGAAGCATATCCAGAACAAGATTTTGAAACATCACAACTGCTGTGCAGAGGTGATGTGTTGGGCGTAACGCAGGCTGAGTCCCCGGCCATGCGACGCCTGTTCCAAGCAATACAACCACAATCAAAAAGTGACTGTGTGTTTGCCACAGCACTGATACGCCCTGTGGCCACAACAGGCAGACAAAAGGCAGCATTTTTCCAAGACTGGACAGAGCAGGCACTGGAAGATACCATAGTGTATGAGGATGATGCCATACGCAAGATAGCAAACTTGATTGGTTGTGACATGTATGAAGCAGACATGTATCGTCGTGCATTTGCAAAGCGTGACGAAGAACGTGTGATGGAGTTTATGGGGAGAATGGGAGAGTGTGAGGACAAAGAGCAGATTATCCAAGAACTGTATGGCTTGGGTAACTTTGGATTGTGTAGAGCACATGCTGTAAATCTTGGAAGGCTGATTTGGGCATTAGCATATCAAAAAGCACACAACCCAAAGCAGTTCTGGCGTGCAGCACTCAAACACTGTGTGGGATCATACAGACGTTGGGTACACAAAACAGAAGCAAAGAATGTGGGCTGGGATCTGCGTGACTTGGGTTATGAGAATGGCATTGTCAGCACACCACAAGCACAGTATCGCAAACATGGTTATTGGACACAGCCTGAATTTATGCCTGGCATGTTCATACAAGAAACATGGGGTGATAGAGTAAACTTTGCAGGACTCATAGCCAATGGTAGAACATTCCGCGGCGAAAGTGGACGCTATGTTACATTTGTTACTGCAGGCATTGCCAATGGTGAGTATGTGGACATCACTGTAAAACGTCCGTTTTCACACAAGGATCATGATGTTATTGTGGGCAGTGGTAAGATACGCATGAGCAATGGTGCACGTTACATTGAATGTTATGATGCACAAGGACATAGACTAGAGCGTTATCTTGACTAAGTCCATGTAGCGTGTAAACTGTATCTGTTGAAGTTTGCTGGTACTACACCATTTAACCAGTGCGGGACACCCACAGTATTGTCTGCAATGTATCCACTGCCAGGATTTGTATCTGTTGTGTGTATGCCATTGTGTTCAAACACTGTGCTGAGATTAGATAGGTTGTTGATATAGATTTGTATGCTGGCATTGAACGCAGGATTATCAGTGTGACGTTTTATATAGTAACCCTCAGTGTCTTTCCACAAATCTAAACCATTAAATTTTAAATGTTTGTTGAATACGTTTTCCAATTGTGGTGTAACATTTTGTAACACGCTGTGTGCCACCTCAACCACTGTGTCTTGTTCCCAGGTTATTTTTTCCCTACATTCAATTTCTTCTTGTACAAGATTGTAAGCCAATTGCCATCCATGTGATGTTTGACAATATTCAAGCAATTTATCCAGCAGTGCTTGATCAAAAAAACCAGTCACCAGTTGTACACCATCAATACTGTGTATGTGTTTTAAAACTGCCAGTGTGTGCTGTGTGCTGATTTTGATTTGTTGTATATCTAACATGCTCTATCCATATCACTGGTAACACAGTGTATACCTCCATCCCAAAACAACTGATTGCGAAGTGGTACCACTGTGACACTGATATTGAATGTTTCTAATATTTTGATTAACTCAGGATTTTCAACACTCATTATTACATTGTACTTGTCAACTATCAACATATTTACATCTATAAAAGTTTCACTGACATGTCCAATCCAGTGCGTGATGTTTTCTTCTACAAAATTTTCAAACTCAACACTGTTGATATATTCAGGCAACCAATATTTTTCTATATGCGGATGTGCTGTGCCTTTTCTGTGTGGAATAGGTATACTGTTGCATCCAGGAACACCATCAGTCCAGTCTGGTCTGTGCAGCACTGTGTTACAGTTTATTTGACACAGTACACCATCTAGATGTCCTTGTGTGTCGAGCAAGTGTACAGTTTTATTTGGAAATGTTTTTTGTAGAACATCAACAGTGGCACTGTTATCATCACCATCTGTCCAGTTTCCTACCAGTAGTGTATCACCGCAGCGATGTACCATAGCACTGTCTATTATGATGCCATTGGTGTTGTAATGCACAGTGTTTCCGTGTTTGTGCATCAGTTGCTCAATTGGTTTTAACCATGTATAGTCATACTGTGCCATTTCTTCTTCTCTCACTGCTTCAGGCATGAACCATACACTGTCGATCATGGCAGTGTAATCTCGTGGAGTAAGAGGTGCTGGTAACATTTTATCACCCATTGTCACATCACTGAAAGCACTACTGATGTTGGGTTGATGTGTTTCAACACCAAAACTTTCTAGCACATTGCACAAGTTTTCTAAATCTTCAAGTGTTTGCTCACTGATTGTTTGTAATGTTTTTCTAACTGTTGTGCTTTGTACAAAGTCATACAACTTGGGATCATAAGTGGTACCAACCAAACAAACTTGTAGTGGATCCCAATGATGTTCTACTCTAAGCATGTTTAATCAGCAATGGCGTGATACACTGCAATCCATTGTTGCTAGGATTTACACAATGTGCAAACTTGGTTTGCGTCAATTGAAGTTGTTTGCAAATGTCATTGTTCAACACACCATAGGTGTTCCACACATAGTCTCTGTCTAAATTTTGCATGTGATACACACCACAACTGAATATATTGGTGTTGATATCTTGTTTGTAATAATGATTGAGAATGGTGATGCTATCCATTGTGCGTTGTCTACTCCAACGCAATCCAACTCTATTCCAGTTTAATCCTAGTTTGCTCATTGAAATGCCAAAACTTTTGATACAGGGATGGGAT